GTATGCGCGCGCTCTAAAAAAACGCTTAAATCGGCTGAGGACTTGCGCAGGTTACATGCGCGGCAACAACATAATAAGTTGGACATATTGTCATCTCCGCCACGCTTACGGCTTACGATGTGGTCTACCTCGTTGCCTTCCTCACCGCAGTACTGGCATATCCCATTATCCCGGGCAATCACCTTGGCCCGCACCTTGCGCCATAAGCTGTAATTCTTTGCACTGAGTTTGTTACTTAATGCCATCCCTTTACCTTCCAGTGATACAACGCATCAACCATTGATCCATACCGATTAATAGCATAACGATAGCACCAATCAATCTGCTGCTTATAGTTAGCAGTCTTTAAGTATTTAGACTTCCCCTGACATATCCCAAAGTGAGTGCCATTCACTGCTTTTGTACGCCAATTGCTCTCAGCTGTATAAAGCACATCCATTGCATAAAGTTCAATGATGCTGTCTGTCTTGGTAGCTGCATACTCTTTGTATTTAATTGCATTTTCTGCAAAGGCGTGTGACTCCGTAGGATTAACACATAACACTCCCACTAGCATCACCGCTGCCGCTTGGGATATTTCCCTACGGGTCCCCGCGTTGCGGATGAAGCGTACCCAGCGTGTCAAGCATGTGGATAACTTAGGCGTACCTTTGGGCGTGTCTAGTGAGTTATCCACAGGGTGTGCGTAACTATTCCAAAACCATTTGCGATAAACGATTGGCTGCGATGCGGCAGTAATTTGCATCTATTTCAACGCCAATAGCCTTGCGCCCTGCATTACGAGCTGCAAGTAAGGTAGAACCACTGCCCGCAAATGGATCAGCAATAACACCATCAGGGCATTTAACAATTAAAGTTTCCATAAGTGAGATGGGCTTTGGGGTGGGGTGTCCACTTGTAGCCACTAGCCCGGCTGCACCGCTACGCATCTCATTGGTTGTAATTACATTCTGCATTGGTTTACCAGTCCAACCGCCACCGATTAAATATATCTCTTCTTCGGCAGGGTAAAAGGCTGAAGTTCTAAATCCGGGAAAAGCGTTCTTTTTATACCAAATTAACCTATGGGATACATTGTCGGGCCTATCTTGCCGCCATGAGCCAAAGATAATTGCTGAACCTTTATCAGCCCATAATTCAATTGCAGTATCGCGAATCATTGTAGAATCATCGCCTTTTACCGAATCAGCGACTCTCATGTGTTTGCCCGCTGCGTGCATTGAGCCACTAGGCCAAGCAATGCCATAGGGCGGGTCTGTTACCAGTACATCAGCTGACAACCAAGCCAATTGCTCTGTGCAATCAGCATTGTATAAAGTTACAAAGTCATCCTGATAATAAGGCTTCAAGCCTCAACCTGCGGCTTCATCATAATCCCAATGACTCCGCAAGATGTACATTCCACACACACCAGATTGGGCGGCATGTTGTTAGCCACTATTCGCTCAATGTGCGGGCATGTAGCTTTACACAATCGGCATGTGTATTTGTAATAAGTTGGCTCAGTCATTTGATGTATGCCTGCAATCTGCACTTAAAGCAAAACCACATAATGACTTGCCCTGTATGGTCTTTGATGTCTTGCCCATTCTTGCTTGGCGCGTATTGATCGCATATATCGCACATTGTTGTAACCCCTGCCGATATTGTGCCATCGCGTTCAAATGTAATCTCATTGCCTTTGTTATCACTCATTGACATCTCACCCATGTTTAGCCACCTTCTTTCGCCATTGGCCATTTGGCCCTAACTCCCACCAGTCAGCGGGGCATTGCTCGGCCTTGTCAGGGCTGATGCAAACAAAACCATAATAATCTTTGCCAGTTTTCTCTGATGTACCTTTACGCAACTGCATTGCACCATGCTTGCAATGTGGCTCTGGATCAACAGGATTTGCCTCACGCGCAGCAGCCATGCGGCCTATCTGGTAAGGCGTATAACCCTCATCAGTTAAGGTTTCGCGGTTTTGTACGCGCTCGACCTTTTGCATCTCCTCGCGCGATGGGCCGTTTTTGTCTGTGCCTATCCCGGCGTTTTTGCAGGCAATTCCAATTGATGAGGTTTCGCAATTTTCTAGTGGAAAGTCACGATTGACACCTCTATCAGCTGCAACCTCTCGGGCATGGCCAGTGCTAAATGGAACGGTATCGGTAACATTTCGATATAACTCGCAACGCATAACAAATACATTTGCGTCACTTGGCAAGGCCATCGTGCGTACTGCGCCATCTGGATACTTCTCCCAGAATAGTTTTATACGTTCTGCAACAGTGGTGTAATCGGCTAAATTAAAGCTCATAAAAGCACCATGTTTCTAGTCCACACAATTGACTTATGGCCAGCCTTTGTTTTGCGTGTTTCATTAGTTGGTAGCAATTGCCCCATGCCTACTAGCTCGCTGCGGCGGCTGCGAATAGATGAATCTGTTGCAGGCCAAGTGATGCCCCAAGTACGGGCATAAACCTTGACTAGCTCCTCATCGGTCATTGCCATCTCCACATCAAAACATTGCAATAAACGGTACTGCAATGGAGTGACATCGGCTATGGAATCGGCTGCGCTGTGTGAAGTCCAAGGATCAGTGGCCCGGGCGTGCGCTCTATTTGTCATGTTTGACCTCGATGTTGCGCTTGCCTAAGTCATGGCCAGCCCTGAATCCATCATCTAACCCGCGTTCATTGCCTAGCGTATAAGCCACATAAACTGGCAAGGTCATTAAGGCAAACAGAATTAACACCCAGATTGGTTGCGGTATTTGTGCAAGTAATTGATACATTATTTGGCCTCGCGTTCAGCTGCAAATGCCTCAACATCTTTTAACTCAAACCGGTAATGACCGCCAAAAGTAGTGCGATGTTTTAGTTTGCCATCGCGTACTAGCTTGCGCACTGTTGAACCTGCGACCCCTAACACCCATGCTGCATCTTCGGTAGTTAGTAGGCCTGCAAAACTACGCATTGGTGCCTTGCAAAGCATCTAGGTAACTTGGCAATGCGTGAAGCGTATTGATTAAAACTGCCTGCATTAACTCAGGTTCGCCGGATTGGTATGCAGCCAATAAATTCTCGCCTGCTAATTTAATCCCTTGTTCTATTCTGTAAAGTTCATTCTTTGTAGCTGACATTTGAGGCCCTTTCGCTGATATACGCCATTTGGCGCATTACGCGATAATAGCGCAATATCCTTTTTGTCTGTCAATCCCTATGCTGCGTGTCGCGTTGCAGTAATAGCTCATAAATTGAATCTACTCGGGCCTCTACCCTGACCAGCCTGCCTTCAAGGTTGTGGCCGCCATTGCGGTCAGGTTTTAACTCACTTAGGTAGTGCTTGACCAACCAGCCCACACACCCCACGAACGAGCCTACAATGGCCGTTATGGCCACAATTAAGCCCGCCCATGAGGTTATGCTCATTTTACTTTTTTGCCTTTCCAGCAATTGCGGGTACATCTAAGGCCTTTAATACTGGCCCAATAAACCCGGCAATGGCGGCATTGGCCAAAATCTTTGGGTCTGTAATGCCCGACATGTAAAGAGCTGCGACTGCCGCGAGCGAAGCGCGCAGCCAAGACATCGCAGGCTTTTTTAATACCTCTAGTGACTTATGCATTGGTTTTCTCCTTGTTAGTTGATAGGCCCAATTTTCCAATCAATGCAGCAGCCTTCTCCGCATCAAGTGAAATCTCGAAGTGCATCTCATCTTTTCTGCCTTTGTAATCTCCACCCCATCGCATGCCATACTTTTTGCATAACGCTTGGATCAATGTAACCTGTAATTGCGTGAAAGTACCAGCTGCGCCCAATGGGTGTTTTGTAGCGTTAAGGTCAATCGCCGTACCGCTTGAATGATTGCTAAGCACCGTTTGGTTTCCCCTGATTTCCCGGTAACAGTAACCCCAATCATCATTGCCATCATCTATGGCTTCAATGTGCTCATGGAATTGCGAAGCAAATGCAACCAATAACGGCGCAACCTTTTCCGCGCATCGTAATTTAACGCCCGAATCGGCAATGGCGTATTGCCTCACGCCAATCTCATGTGGGTCTTTAGATGCTGGCCACCCGTTTTGGCTAGTTACCAACGATGGCTGCCACTTCATCCGCAGTTAATCCCAACGCCGCAAGTTTTGCCTGCGCTGAGGCTTTGGCTGCGGCTTTGTCTGTTTCGGCTTTTGCGTTTGTGTTTACCAATTT